TCACAGTCCACCCATTCGGACAGGGTTTTGGCCCGATGAATGCGCCGACGCGCCTCCTTGAGAACCTCACAATCACTGGCAGCCTTCGTCACGGCGGCAACCCGGTACTGATGTGGCAGGCCAGCAACGTGCAGGTGAAGACGAATGACGAAGGACTTATCAAGCCCGTCAAAAAGTCTTCCCACGACATCGGCCGCATCGACGGAATCGTCGCCCTCTGCATGGCCCTGTCGCTCTCTAGCGGCGAAGTTCACGGGCCGCAGGTAGAACCCGAAATTCTGGTGCTGTAGTGGAACCTGAAGCCGCCGCGATCGACGACATTCTTGAGGTCCGCAGCGGCCTGTCGCGGGTCTTTGAGGAAATCAGCGAGAGCAAGAAAACCGTCTCCGGCATCAGCGTCTCGCCGGAGACAGCCCTCCAGTGCAGCGCCGTCCTCGCCTGCGTCCGCGTGGTGTCGGAGTCGGTGGCCTCGCTGCCATTCTCGCTCTACCGCAAGTTGATTGCCGGCGGCAAGGAAGTGGCCGATGGGATGCCGCTCCACAAGGTGCTGTCGGAGCAGCCGAACGCGTGGATGACCAGTTTTGAGTTCCGCGAACTGATGCAGTCGTGGTGCCTCCTCTGGGGCGCGGCCTATGCCGAGATCCGCCCCGGCCGGCTGGGGTCCGTGACCGAACTGTGGCCGCTGCACCCGAGCCGGATGACGGTGGAGCGGATCAAGAACGGTCGCCTGCGGTTCCTCTACAAGGAACCTGACAAGGCGTCGCCGACTGTCTACTCGCAGGATCAGATCTTCCGGATCCCGTGGATGACGCAGGACGGCGTGAACTGCTACGTCCCGACGACCATCTCCCGCGAGGCCATCGCTCTCGCGAGGGCCACCGAACTACACAGCGGCGCGTATTTCGGGAACGGCGCTAGGCCGGGTATCGTCCTAGAAAGCGATCAGCCGCTCAAGCCCGAGACGGCCCAGCGATTGCGGCAGTCGTGGGACGACATTCACGGCGGCGGCCCGAAGAACGGCAACAGAACGGCCGTCCTGCCGCACGGCATCAAGATCAAAGAACTGTCTGGGAGCAACGAATCCAGCCAACTGATCGAGACGCGCCGCTATCAAGTCGAGGACATCGCCCGGTCCTACAGAGTGCCGGTCTACATGATCGGCGACCTGACGAAGAGTTCGTACTCCTCGGTGGAGCAGCAGGGCCTGGACTTCGTGACGTTCACCCTCGTCCCGTGGCTGCGCCGCTGGGAGGGTGCCGTGCGGCGCGACCTCATCTCGGACGACGACAACTACTTCGCCGAGTTCGATGTCCGCGGCCTGCTTCGGGGCGACAACGCCGGCCGCGCCCAGTATTACCGGGAACTGTGGAACCTCGGTGCGATGTCGATCAACGAGATCCGATCCAGCGAGGGCATGAACCCGATCGAACACGGCGACAAGCGGTTCGTGCAGGTCAACATGGCCCTGCTGGAGTCGTTCGTCGTCCAGCCGCCGCCGGCCGAAGAGACTGCGCCGCCGGCAGAGGCTTCACCGGCGCCTGCCGAAGAGCCGGCGCCCGCCGCCGAGGAGCCGGCCGTGGACGCCGCCCGGTCGGCCGCCGGCGTCCTGTTCAAGCAGACGCTGCGGAAACTGGCGGCCATCGAGGCATCCGGCATTGCCGAGCGGCGCAACAAGCCGGCCAAACTCGCGGCGTGGCTGGAGGCGCATGAGAAGCGGATGCGGACGGAACTGTGCGACTCCGCAAAGGCCACCGGGCTACATATCGAGGAATTCGCGACCGCATGGATGGACGAGACGCGGGAGTTGCTGCTGTCGTGCCATCGCAGCGGCCGCCCATACGAGGAGGTTCTTGAGTCATGGACGAGCAGAGTCGAGAAGACGTTGAGCGACGGCTGATCGAGGCCGACACGGCAGTCGAGCGCTGTCTGTGCGACAAAACCGGCAAGAAGAAGACCGTCATCCGCGGCTATGCGGCATTGTTTGCCAGCGACTCGCAGGACTTGGGTGGGTTCGTGGAGCGGATCCTCCCCGGAGCATTTGACAATGTCATCAAGCGTGGAACCGACGTTGTTGCCCTCTACAACCATGAGCCGATGTTCCTCCTTGGCCGCGAGTCATCCGGAACTCTTCGTCTCGCCGTCGATGAGCGTGGTCTGCGCTATGAAATCGACGCTCCTGAGAGCCGCGCTGATGTCGTGGAGGCTATCGAGCGTGGTGACGTGCGCGGATCGTCCTTCGCCTTCAAAGTGAAGGGCGCAGGCGAGAAGTGGACGCGGATGGCCGACGGCCGCCAACTCCGAGAAATCGTTGACTTTGACGGGCTGTTCGATGTCGGCCCAGTCCTGCGGCCGGCGTACCCAGCCACCGAGACGTTCGTGAGCAAGCGTGCGCTGGACATGGCCCGCCGAGCCATGTACGAGGCCGGCGAATTCGTGGCGTGGGATGGTGGCGTCGGCCGCGTCGAGTACGTCATGTCGGAAGGGTCCATCGGCGACTACTCAGAGGAGCCGATTGAGGCCACGCCGGACGATCCGGCCGCACTGGTGCGGAAGTACGACTTTGAGGACGGCGTCTGGGAGGAGTCGGACTACTTCGTCGCCAAGAAAATGAGCGAACTGGTGTCCGCGAGCAACGTCATGGGCGAGGCTCCGGCGTTCATCGACCAGCGGTCAGTCGGCCTCAAGCCGACCTCCGGCATGGCGGCGGCGGCCAAGCGTGGCCTGCGCCTCCATGAGGAAGGCAAGTCGGGCGACGGGCTGAAGCCCGAGACGGTCGCCAGAGCCAACAAAATCGCCCGCCGCGAGGAACTGACCGACGACCATGTCCGCGAGATGAACGCGTGGTTCGCGAGGCACGAATCGGCGAGCAAGTCGCCGGGCTGGGACAAGGCTGGCGAGGAGAAGCCGGGATTCGTGGCGTGGCTGCTGTGGGGTGGTACGCCGGCGAAGAACTGGGCGGCCCGCAAAGTCGCTGCCATGGAGTCGCGTGCCGAAGAAGAAGCGTCGATGGAGTCCCTGTCGCCGGCCAACTTCGCCCTCTACGAGGCCGTCGAGCAGATCGCCGTCGAGAACGGCCCGTGGCCGCAGGGCGGCCCAGACGGCGCCCATTACATGACCGAGAATCCGTTCGCCGAGCGTGGCATGAAGTGCCAGAACTGCGTGTTCTGGAACGAGAACGGCGCCTGTGACGTTGTCGAGGGCCAGATCGACCCGAACGCTGTCTGCAAACTGTGGATCATCCCCGAGGAGCGTCTGCCGGAGCCGGCCAAGCGCGGCATCGACCCAGCGGCGGAAGCGGCTCGCCTCAAGGCAAAGGCACTGGAGACGGCCGCCCATGGACTTCCTCGCTAAACTGCGGGCGGCGATTGAACTGCGCCGCGGCGGCGGCCCGCGCAAGCAGAAGAAAGTGAAACTCGCTGGCCGCCGGCCGGCGAAGATGGGGCCGTCGGCTGGCTGCGGCACTGGGTCTGGCGGCTTCAAGGCCGGCAACAACTGCGCCAAGGAAGACGGGATCCCGCAGAAACCGCTGTCTCAAGGCGGCGCCCTCAAGGGCGCCAACGCCAAGGCCGACCTCGCCCGCGCCAAGGTGCTGGCCCAGCAGGAGAAGGTCGCCAAGCAGAAGCAGCAGGCTGTCGATGTCAAGCGCCGGCGGATCGAGGGCCTGCGCAAGGCCGCGGCCGAGCGCAAGGCCCAGAAAGGCGAGCGCGACGCCGCCGAGCAGAAGGCCGCCGCTGATGCGGCCGCCAAGAAGCGCGCCGCGATGCTCCAGACCATCCGCGTCAAGAAGGCGAACGAGCGGCTCAAGGTTGTTGAAAAGCCAGCAAGCGTATTTTCTGGAAAAGCGGACAGTGCGAGCAAGGAGTCGGGCGAGACGGAGGTCGAGTTTCAGATCCGCAGGCACAGGAAAGATCTAGACAGGCTTCATGCGGAGTCTGAAAAGATAGAGGCGTACTACGAGGCGAAGATTGCACAGGTAGCGGCGGAAGAACAGAAACTCCGCGACCGCCTGCGCAGCCACGAAGACGATCGCACGTCATTCAACTCTAATCGCGCAGAATGGAAGGAACGCCAAGACTCAATAAAAAGGGAAATTGAGTCAAGCAAAGATAGGCTGGAACAACTCGACCGCGACAGGAACGGAAGAATTCATGATCTGATTGGAGAGTTCACTAAAGCGCATTCAGGCGGCACGGCTGTTGTCTCAAGCGATCCCAAGGACTACTCTATTTCGCACAGGTTTGGCGTGTCCAGCGCAGACATTGACGCAGCGAGGGTCGGGCTTTCGGATGCGTGGCGATGGCTGTCTCGCGTAGCATCTCCAAAGCACGCAAAGACAATTGCAAGGCAAAAGATAGATCTTCGTACTGGCGGCGGCGGCTCTCATGACGGAGATGGCGAGATCGTGACGATCGGCGCCTCGTCTAAATCTACATTCAGAAAGACGGCCGTTCACGAGTATGGACACGCCATGGAAAACGCCGACGCAAGAACGCTTCGCGCTCTAGACGAAGACTTCACGAAGCGCGCAAACAGATTCTTTTCCGACAACCAAGGCGCGAAGATTATGGGCATAGATTCATGCTCGTACTACGAATGCGTCTACAAAGCCGGAGAGATGCGAAAAGACCTGACCGTAGAACGTCTTAGTGACCCTAGCCATCTCGGCTACGCGTGCAGGTACTCTGATTGCGGATACGACAAGGCTACTCGCGACAAATACCCAAATAGACCAAGAATTAATCGCGGAACAGAGGTGTTTTCGACAGGGATAGAATACGTCTACAAAGAACCGGCTGCGTTTCGGAAACGCGCTCGGCATGGTTTCGATCTATCAATACTCATCCTCGCGGGCGTACTTTGAAATGAGCGCAAAAATTGTCGGCAGTGGATGGTCCGTATTTGTTGACGATCGCTCACTTGTGTGGGACTTGGAGGGGCCTTCAGAGCAGGGGCTGACTGCGCTGCAAATGCTCTCTGGGCATTTTCCAGACATCAAAAAACACCTCGATTCAACGACTATTGCTGGCCGCGAGTACGGAGACCTGTACCCGATGGCGGCCGACTTCCTGAACACTTGGGGGATCAAGTGCAAGGTCGAGGGGCTTGGGCCGATCCAGTTTGAGGCCCCGCCGCCTCCGCCCGCCGACTGACTTGCACGCCTAGCAGCGCCCTTGCTAGGCTACAGAGAGACATAACCGCTCCGCGATGGATTTCGCGGAGAGCAGTGCGAGCGACTTGAGGATTCTTGTCGCGGCGTGCTTGCGGGAACCCCCGCCAGCCGCCGCGATTGCGTTTGGCTGGCTCAAAAAAGGAGCAACAGCCAAATGGCTTCCAACCTCAAGCGTCTTCAGGACCGTGCCGCGGCGATCGCCGCCCGCCTCAACGAACTCGCCGACTGCGAGGAGCGTTCCGAGGAGCAGACCGCCGAACTCCGGCGCCTGACGGACGAGGCCGACAAGGTCAAGGCCGACCTTGAGTTTGAGCAGAAGTTGGCCGCCAAGGAGGCGGAACTGCGTGCGGTCGTCGAGCGGGCCGCCCCCGCCCCGGCGGCTGCCGCCGCCCCGGCCGAGCAGACGAAGAAGGTCGAGATTCGGGGCATCAACCCGCATCACACGACCCTGCGGGCCTTCAACGACAACCCCGAAGCCGTCGAGAGCGCCTACCGCTGCGGCCGCTGGCTGCGGGCGACGGTGTTCCGCAATCAGGAAGACCTCCGGTGGTGCCGCGACAACGGCGTCGAGAGCCGCGCCCTCAACGAGGGCAGCAACTCGGCCGGCGGTGCGCTGGTCCCCGAGGAGTTCGCCAGCCGGGTGATCAGGCTGGTCGA